AGTACACCAGAAGGATTCCGCTGGCTATATAACACCTTTGGTACAGATGAAGCTAAGGAGAGAACAGATAGGCAGCTAATTAAGATGCGGACTCAGGACAACCCACATTTGCCTAGTGACTTCATTGAACGTATGCAAGCCAACTATGATCCATCAATGCTACAGGCGTATTTGAATGGGGAATTTATCAACCTCACCACAGGTCAAGTCTATGATCGCTTCACCAGAGAGCAAAATGTAGTAAACACCATGCCAGAGATAGGACTAGAACCATTGAGAGTGGGCATTGACTTCAACATAGGCAACATGAACGCAGTGATCGGTATTGTCCAAGATCAAAAATTGTTAATATTTGACGAATTAAGCAAGATTCACGACACTGACGCTATGGCACAAGCCATCAAATCCAGATATCCTATGAACAAGATATACGTTTACCCAGATGCTAGTGGAGGAAACAGGAGTACAAATGCAAGCCAGACAGATATTGAAATATTGGCTGGATATGGTTTCAGCAATCAAAGTCCCCGCAGCAACCCGCCAGTCAGAGATAG